AACAATCACGAAGCATTCGACAGGGCTGAGGAGGATCTAGAAAAGAAAAAGATCTGGAACCCCATCAATCCTGCTCGAGTAGACAGAGAAGAAGGGGTCGACCCAGCTAATGACATGACTAAGCTGGAACTTAAGCAAGCACTTAAGAGAGACGTAGATCTTATCTTTGATTGTGATTGCATGTATATGCTTCACGGCTGGGCCAAGAGTGAGGGTGCTCGTATGGAGCATGCTCTTGCTAGTGCCCTTGGTATGGGAGTTTATTATCAGTGATTCTTTTAGATGTTTATGTAGTATTCCACACCTTAGATTATGACTGGTATTCTCGGTTAATCACAAGAATAACCAAGACACCAGTGAATCATTGTGGTATAATGGTAAGTCCTAACGGATGTAATCCCCTGTATTTCTTAACGATGGTAAATAAACCATGGAAAAAGGTACTAGCGGATTCTTACTTTAGGATTCGTCCTCCCTATAAAATGTTTTACATAGGGAGTACATATCATCAATCAAAGAAGATCATTAACTTAGAGGATGAGTATATAATTAAG